AGCCTCCTGGCGTTTTGTTTCTAGGTCTTTTCTTGTTTGTATTTCTTGTTCAATCGTTGGATTTGTTGCTTGTGTTAGTAGTATTTTTAGCTTTTTCAGTTCTTGTCTTTTTTTTGTGATTTCTATTTGTAGATTTGTAATTATGGATATGTAGTTTCTTGCTTGTCTTGATTGGTGTGAGATTGTTCCTTTTCGTATTGTCATCTTTTTCTGTTTCTGTTTTTGTTTTTTTGTCGGATGCGGTCTACTTGTTGCATCCACATTTCGTATTTGTATGCGTCTTGGCGGTCTTGTTTGTCTTTGAAGTGTTGTTTTATTCCTGTTCCGACGTCTTCGATTCGTTGGAGGCCTCCGCCGATGAGTTGTCGGAGGGGGTGTTGTCCCGTTTGGCCTCGGAGTTCCGCCTCTCTGGCTGCGCTGTGGGCGCCTGGGTTTGCTATGTCCCAATCGGATCTGGCTTTGGCTGCTGGTATTTGTGCGTTGACTAGTGCGGTTTCTGCTTTGATTTTTTCGGTTTGTGCGTCTGCGACACCTGTCGCCGATGTTTTTTGTCCGGCCGAGGCTTCTTTCTCTTTGACTTCTGGGCCGGCTTTGAAGGCGCTGATTATGTCGCCTGTGATGTTTCCTGCGGAGCCCATGCTTCCGATGCTGGGTGAGGGTCCGCCTGGTGCGCCTGATTGGTAGCTGAGTATTGGATTGAGCCCAGCGGCTCGCATGTCCTCCATTTGGTATTGGTACCGGCTTCGGTACATCTGGCGTGCGAATTTTTGTGCGTCTTCTTGAAGGCTTTTCGCCGAGGCGGCTTGTATTCCTGCGCTGAAGATTCCCATTTTAGAAGTGGTCTATTAGGCCCGGGACCGAGTATGTCGGCATGGGTCGTACGCATTTGTATTGGAAGTAGGCATCAAAGAGGAAGTGTGGTGCGCTTGGTACTGCGATTATTCTGTCTATTGGTGGATTGTCCTCGATGAAGGCTGCGTTTAGTGTTGGCGCCGATGCGAAGTCGAGCGCCAGGTGCCATGAGTCGAGGGTTTGTGCGAAGTTGCTTCGGAATTCTCCTGTGATTTGTGATGGCTTGTATCTGTATTCTGCGAATCGTTCTTGGTATCCGAAGACGATGTTGTCGTTTGCTGGGATTCCGTCTGCGAATATTTCTTTTTGGAGTACTGCTTGTTCTCCGAGGTGCGCGAGCGCCGGCCAGTAGAAGTCGAATCGGGTTTGTCTGTCCCACATTCGATTGAGGCCTTGTTGGTAGTTGAGGTCTGCTCTGACGCTTACGAGTCCTATGAGGACGCAGTGTTCTACGAAGCTTTTTGTCCACCCTCTGAAGGTGTCTGCTGCGATGCCGTATGCGGTGAGTTCAGAGAGTGGTGTTGCGTTGGCGATGGGGTCGCCCACGCCGTCTAGTTGTAGTGCGCTGGTTTGCGCTACTGGATTTATCATTATCCTTGTTGATCCCCCCCCTAGGAATTCAGGCCGTTGGAGTCTTTCGTCCGGTGAGTGAACTCCGAAGTGACTTCGTAGAATTTCGGTGTACCTGGTTCCTCCTCTTGCGTCGCGTTCGAAGAGTTTTTGTATTTGGAAGCTTTCCCTTATTTGGTTGATGGTGGCCGATGTTGCGGCTGTGAGGTCTACGACTCCAGTGGCGCCGCCGAGCTGGTAGTCGAGGTTCGGAGCGTTCCATGTCATTGAGGGATCGCCGGCGTTGTTGCTGGGCCATTCGGCGTTGCCTGGTGATGCTCCATCGCTTCCGAGTGTTTGGTTAGTTTTGTTGCCGATGTCGAAGGTGGGATCTCCACTTCCGATCACGGCCCGGAGGTCGCTGTCTAGTGTGAGTGGTGCTGAGACTCCGAGTGGTAGTGTGACTGCCGTTCCTTTTTGTGGGAATGGAAGGCAGCTTGTGAAGTAGTCGTGTCTTTTTCCGCGCCGTTGTAGAACGTAGTTGCCGGGCGCGTCTGGTCCGTCGTCTTTTAGGACGGTTAGTGATGGTTGCATGTTTTGGTCTCTGAACCATTCGTTCCATATTAGGTTATACGCTCGGAAGTGTAGTGCGTTGACGGGTAGTGGTTCGACGAGCGTTGGTATTCCGAAGTAGTCCGCCATGGAGCCTTTGGTCCACCCGGGTGCGCCGGGTGCGGTGACTTGTGGTACGAGGAAGGTTGTGGAGTCTCCTGGATTTTCTTGTTCTCCCATGAATTTTTGGAAGTTGTCCCAGATTAGTCGGAGCGGTACCGCGAAGAAGTGCACATCGAGGTGCATGTTGTCTAGTACTGGGTGTAGTGCTGTCGCGAGTCTTGCGAAGGTGCTCATGGTGAGTGTCATGGTGTCGCCCGGTAGGGCTTCGTCGACGAACATTGGTGTGAGTTTTCCGCCGTCGAATGTTGTTTTGAGTCCGTGTGATCGGTTGAATGCCGATCTGGGTGTGCTCACGGTGGGTATTGTGGCGAAGCGGTTTTGGTCGGTGACGTTGGATCCTCTTCCCCTGCGTGCTGTTGTGTGTCTTCCGTGTCTCATTGGATTTGTGTTTCCCTTTGGATTTGTGCGAGTATTTCGTGTGCTTGTGCGATGCATTCTGTGATGCCGCTGTTGATTTTGCCGCTGTCTTGGTCGAATTCGCCGAGCCACCACAGGCTATAGTCTGGTGCGTTGCGGTGGAAGTCGTGTGCTTCGTCGTTGATTGCTGTGGCGAATTGTCGTGTCGCGGTGGCGTTGTTGATGCTGTTGAATGGCGGGAGGTAGGCTCCCGCCTTGTTGTCGAAGATGGTATAGAGGTTTTGGATCATGTGTCGTTTCTTCCTTAATCTAGGGTTTGTTTGCTGTATAGGTTATGTTTTTTCTGTAGTGTTACTTCTCTTGCTTCTCTTGTTTGATTAGTGTCTGGATTTTTTTTGACGTGTTTTGCTCTTTTTTCTTGCATTTTTTCCCACAGTTGTGGATTTTGTTCTGCTAGTAGGCCGTCGTAGTATTTTGGCGGCCTGAATTTTTGTCCTTTTGCGATGGCGACGTCTGCTGGGTAGACGTCGGATTGGTATTTTTCGAACCATGTTGCGCCTAGTCCTGGTCTTCTTGACATGGTCGCGTACTCGGGCGCGACGTCCCATTGTTCTCCTGTGCTGGTGTCTGTGCGTGTGTATCGTTCTACTCGGGTTTTTCCGTTTAGTTTTTTGAATACGTAGCTGGCTACGTATGCCGCGCTGTCGAAGGTGAGTTCTCCGATGGTGACGAATCCTTTGCCCCAGAGGTCGTGGAGCGTCTGTGACAACTGGAGCGCGTGACCGTCTGGATTGCCGTAGGGCACGCTGTCTTGAGTGAAGTCGTGCCCGAATAGGCATGCGTGGTAGTGGGGCCGTAGGTTGTCGTCTCCGTATTCTCCGCAGTGGAGGAATCGGAAGGGCCCCATTTTTTTTCTGAGTCGTGTTGCGAAGTCCTGCCAGTGTTTGACGTTGAGTCCGTGGTCTTCGGGCAGGTTTTCATCGTTGTATGTGAGTGTCACGAAGCTGTTGCGTTCGTGCATTTGTCCTTCGTGTATTGCGCGGATGGCCCAATCCCGGGTCCGCCTGAGGCGGCAGCCCCGGCATTGGCCACACGCGATCTCGAGGGGTAGATCGTAGTATCCCTTTTTTTGCTCGAAGGTGATTTTTCCGCCTGGTGCACGCCAGGCTGTGAGCGGTGAATTGCAAGGCAATTTAGAGGCGCCAGCCGCCGCGCATGGGCATTCCCCGCTGGGTGTTTTTGCCCTTGATTCTGCTTCCGCGTCGGAAGTTTTTTCTGCTTTTGCTTCTGCTGAGTCGCTTTCGTCGTCTCATTTTTGTCCTTTTTTGTGGGGCGTATGCCCCCCGTTACAGTTTCCCACTTGATGTAACTGTATTTAGTGACACCGTTCCTGTGGGGACGTGTGGAGCGTTATTCTCCCCCTTGGGGGGTTGGGGGGGTTGTGTCCTGATCCGTCCCTGCCGGCTGGTTGGTGGTCGGTTGGGTCGGTTTTGGTGGCGTTGCTCTCGGTGTTGGCGGGAGCTCTAGTTGCTCCTGTTGGTCTTGTTGGAAGAGTAGGCCGGCGTCGGCCAACTCTTGCGTGCCCTCGACTGAGGCGATCATGTGGACGAATCGTACAGGATCGTTGTCGCAGGCTTTTCGGACAGCAGCCGGGAGTGTTGCGAAGTTGTCTTCAGCCTCCTCGACTAGTTCGATGGCGCCGAGTAGGTCGGTGATTCCCGTACAGTCCACGTAGAGTGGCGTTTTTGGATTTAGGTGGCTGATGTTGCCTGATTGTGAGTGTCTCTTGATGATGATGTTGATGTCGCACTCGTCTTTGGCGTGTTGTTGCGTAAGTGAGTCTCCCCCGCTTGGCGCGTATAGGCGCTCGCGGTGGTTTGGGTGTCGTACTAGGAAGGTTTTGGCTTTCTTTTGCTGTGCTGAGTTGGTCATGAGCCTCCTGGCGTTTTGTTTCTAGGTCTTTTCTTGTTTGTATTTCTTGTTCAATCGTTGGATTTGTTGCTTGTGTTAGTAGTATTTTTAGCTTTTTCAGTTCTTGTCTTTTTTTTGTGATTTCTATTTGTAGATTTGTAATTAT